TAGGGGTATCCGACAAAGCCTCACCACGCCCCGCTGGTACTGAAATCAACCCCCCCGCGCCCGGAACCTCCAGCGCCAACGACAACGGGAAATACGGCCACTACAAGCTACGCACAGGTGAAAAACTAAACAACGGCTTCGGTGGTTACGGAACAGCCCTATGGACACAACTAGGGGCCGGGTGGGCAGTAAACAATCGTGTCACCCCGCCTGTACACTACCGCTCTTCATGGAAAGTGAACGACAAGGGCCAATATGAAGAACAATTCGTAGATACCACCACCTGGATATTCCCACACACCCGCAATTTCACACTAGAAATAGACTTCGTAGAATCCAGCACCCGCCCAGACCAGACAATGCAAATGTGGATAGGCGCATACACCGGCCTATACATGGCAGAAATCGGGAAAGAAATCATCGAACGCAACGCACAAGGCGACAAACTAGACCACTACACCGTACCGCGCGGCGAACGCACCGGAACCTGGAAACTCGCACTGTACAACGACATCTACACCATCACCACACCACCCACGAAGCAGTTCCCACAAGGCCGCTCCATGACTCAAGACTTCTCAAAGTTCAACGGAGTGACAGGCAACAACGCCGTAGGCGGCATCGGGCTACGCCTAAACTGGAACAACATCACCGGCCTACGGGTGTACAAACGCAAGGGAGAAGGGCGAGACAATGCCTAGTAAAATCATCCACCCCAACGGAAAAATTTCCACACCGCTTATCAAAAAGCACAACGGCACCGAATGGGTAGCAGACTACGGCCACCCACACCCCGCCATCGTAGCCGACGCATTCCACCCAACAAACGGAATCTACAAAAACACCATCTGGCAACGAGACGTGCGAAACATGCCCCTGCACCCCAACAGCCAAAAAATGGCTCAATGGATGTGGGACAACACACCCGACCCCTTCGGTACAGGCTGGATGCGGGGACAAAAAGGCGGCGGCTGGGGTTCAAAAACCAGCCTCAACACACCCACTGGCAACACAAGCGCCATCGCCGCGTATGTGGTGGACAGCACACACCCCGCCACCGAATGGGCATGGATGGAATGCCGCACAGACGGCATGAGCACCATATCCAGCGACCGGACACCCCTGGAAACCCCCGGACAGCTACGCGGGCACTACAACGCACAAAAAATCCTCAGCGGGCGTATCCCGCTACCCCTCGGAGCACAATCAGCCGCCACCGAAGGCGGCGACTACGGGATGGCCGTATACGACATCGGTACTGGAATCTGGCGCGAATACTTCAACGCACACGGCCCGCTCAAAGACAAGAAAGGGCCAAACGGAGAACCCTACTACACCGCAAGCGTAGGCGGCTTCTCGGTGAACGACCCAGGCCGTGACATCAGCCGCACGAATTACGCCACCCAAACCCAAACGGGCCAATCCGCGGTAGTATGTATGCACAACTCTCTAGGATTCATACACGCCGACGAAGTACGCGCTGGCGAAATCAACCACGCCCTCGCCTTCACCTTCGGGGCCGTAGCGGCAGAACGAGCCGACCGCGACGAAAACGGCAACGTCACCCGGCTCTACAGCACCCCCTCATGGCCAGCCGCAGGGTCAGACGCAAAAGCACCACCCGAACACTGGCCTAACTCGCCGAAACACGGGCAATGGGGGCGCGTGCGTGCAGACGTAGACCCAAAGTTCAACCCACGCACCGGACAACCCTACAACCCACTCACTCAGCTACTCATCCGGGCCGCCCAAAAATACGGGTTAGTAGGCACGGACACCAACGCCTGGGTACACGCCTTCAACGCCCACACGTCGGTGCCAGAAATGCTGTACACGGGTAAAACAAACGACCCCTGGCAACATGGGGGCGAACTATGCAAACTGCTATGGCCCGAAAAGGCATACGCCGCTCTAGACATCTCAGACTTTCCATGGGACCTAACCGAATGGGCACCCGTGGACTGGGGCCGCCCAGACGTAGACCTATACATTCGGCGCACCGACGGCACACCCTACATCAACCCCAAATTACTGTAATCAAAGTAATCACTATGCTATAGTAATTACATAAACCATTTAGCAACTCAAAACACAGTGAAAGGTGACACAATGTCTCACCAGCCCTCCACCCAAACCGACACCGAAGAAGCCAAACTCCAGGCCCTAAAACACCTACAACACCGGCTCAACCTCCACACGCTCCATGACCTGCACCAAGACAGCGGGCGACTCAAAAACCAAGCTGGCACAGTCATATCCACGGCAAAAGACACAGAAAGTCTTTACTACATCGCCGAAGCAGTGAACGCCTTCCACCAACTCATCGAAGACTACCAAGACCAGGTAGATGCAAACCAAGAACTCAAGTCCAGGCTAGAGCGATACCGAACGGCCCTGCACGAGCTGTAGAACACCGCAACAACCGCCTAGACGGTGATAAACTAAATACAGAGGAGTCATAGAATGGGGGTGTACAACGTACACCCCCATTTCTCATACCCACACCCTGCACCGAAAGGCCCCCACAACATGAGCAACCTCACCATGAAAGTAACCACCGGCCAACCCGTACCCGAAAGCCTAAACATAGCCGCCGGGGTACTCGCACTAGAAATATCGCGGGCACTCTGCAAAGACTCCACCTGTAAACTACCCCAACGCATCCAAACCATCACACGCGAAGGCGTCACCGTAGGCTTCCAAGACGACTTTGAAGGCCTGGAAAAAGGGCGCACCGGAATATGGCTCATCGACATGGCCGTAGCCTCCGCAAACCAAGGCGCACCCAAACCGCCCCCTTCGGTGCTCAATCCAGAAAGCACCGACCGCACCAGCCACACCACCAAATGGAGCCTATAAATGTCACCACGCAAACCCCCCGCCAACATCATTCAAAGCGGAAAAAACGCAAGCCCCCACAGCATCTACGCAAACCTGGCCGCCATCACCAACGAAATATACAAGAACCTCACCAAAAAACCCGCCCGTGTACACCTCTACAACGGCCAGGCCGCCCCCATCGACGAAAGCTGTTTAGGCCAACTCTGGGCGCGCCTAGTATCTGTCACACCCGTACTGTCCGACAACGGCTGTGTAGTGGTCTACAACGAGATAATCGTAGAGGTAGGGTTAGCCCGCTGTGTCTCAGTCCTCGACGACCAAGGCGAAGCACCCCAGCCCTACGAAATAACACATGACGCGCTCCAAGCACTCACCGACACCACAGAAATAGCCAACACCGTACAAACACTAGCACCCACCCTCCAAGAAAAAGACAACACCATATCCGACATCCACATAGAAAGCTGGAACCCGCTCCCCACCCTCGGAGGATACGGCGGCATCACCTGGAACCTCAAAATGAAGAAAGCAGACGTATGGGAAATCTAGAAGCCTACATGCGGAACCTCGAACGGCAAGCACTCACCACCGGCGCACGCTCAGCCCAACAACTCATCAAAGCCAACATCGTAGCTCAAGGCCGTGTGCGCACCGGACGCATGGCAAATTCGGTGAGCATCAACAGGGACGGGCGCACCAGCGCCACCGTATCCGTAGACACCCGCTATGCCATATGGCAAGAAGAAGGGCGCGGCTGGGTCTTCCCCAAAAAAGCCAAAGCACTACGGTTCCGACCAAAAGGCTCAGCAAAATTCATATTCGCCGCCCGCGCACGCCCCGCGCCCGGTATCCACATGGTTAAAAAAGCAGCACAAGCACTACGCGCCCGCCACTTCTTCCCACGCTAACCGCCAGCAGAGGTATACTAGCACCATGACTATTGAGAACAATGACAAAAACAACACCCACAACCCCAACGCCTACGAGCGCTTCAACCTCACCGGCGCACTTACCGACAACCCGGACACAGGAGAACCGCACCCCTTAGTCGAGGGTGCGCCCACCGTCGCCGAAATGCACCAGTTCGCCAATGGACTACGCGCTACGGTAAACGAAGCATTCGGAGAACCCACCGAAGCTGAAGCAGACTTCACTATCAGCGCCACCAAACGCAAGACCTACCGCGTAAACCTGGTGGGAGAGCTGTACTCGGTAGCAGTGCCCAAGACCGGCGCGCTCATGAAGCTGAACCTCCAGAACATCAGCACCAACGGCACTGAAGACATCGAAAAAGTGATGAACGTACTCAGCACCCTCATCAAAACCATCTTCGTAGAAAAGCAGGAAGCCGCCCGCGTACTGGAACGCCTCGAAGATGAAAACGACGATTTGGACGTAGAGAATATCTACGAACTCATCAACAAGCTACAGGAAATTGCGGGCAAGGCCGTAAACCTCCCCCCTACGCGATAACCCGGCTGATAGGGCTGTTCTCTGAATACACCCTAGAAATCGAAGGATGGGCAACCATCCACGGGCAAAACATCAGAGAACTAGACCTACACCGGGGAGCCGCCGTCATATACCACTGGGCGACCAGAAACGCAGACGAGAAGACACTCAACGACTTCCGTAAAAAGATACTGGAAGACCCAGCCAAGGCCAAACCTGCAACCAACACACCAACCGGGCGGGGCAACTACAGCCCCTACACCAAGGACGGGAAACTAGAGCCACAACTCGCAGAACAAATACGGCTCTTCCAGCAGATGCAAGCAGGGCTGGCGGCGGCACAAAACCCACCAACCGAACAACCGCAACATTGATACACCAGAAGCCCGGGGCCCC